TGGAAGCAAAAGCTTCTGGGTCACCGTTAATTTTTGAACTTAGAGCAATGGGCATACCGGTACAAGAATTTACACCTACGCGAGGTAACGATAAAATTGCTAGGCTAAACGCGGTTGCTGATATATTTGCGAGTGGTAGGGTATATATCCCGAACACAAGTTGGGCAGAAGAATTGGTGGAGGAAGTTGCCAGTTTTCCAAGTGGGGAGCATGACGACTTAGTAGATTCAATGAGTCAAGCGTTATTGAGATACAGAAGAGGTGGGTTTATCAGATTAGCGTCAGATGAACCAGAAGAAATTCGTGAATTTAAATCCGGTAGAAATGCTGGCTACTACAACGTATAGGTAAATTATGGCAACTAACATCGACAAAGCACTTTATGCAGCCCCAGCAGGACTAGACCAACTTGCGGAAGGACCAGATCTAGAAATTGAGATTGAAGATCCAGAGTCAGTCACTATTGGTATTGACGGGATGGAAATTGAGATTGGGCCCGGTAAAGACAGCGATGAAGATTTTGACGCTAACTTAGCTGAGTACATGGATGACCGTGAGCTTGTGCAAATAGTTGGGGATTTAGTTGGTGATTATGAAGACGACGTAGCTAGTCGTAAAGATTGGATTCAAACGTATGTAGACGGACTTCAGTTGTTAGGTATGAAGATTGAAGACCGTATGGAGCCTTGGCCCGGCGCTTGTGGTGTATATCATCCCATCCTAAGCGAAGCATTGGTTAAATTCCAAGCTGAAACAATGATGTCAACATTTCCTGCCGCCGGGCCGGTTAAGACACAAATCATCGGTAAAGAAACCCCAGCTAAGAAAGCTGCATCGGAACGGGTTAAAGATGATATGAACTACCAGTTAACTGACAAGATGACAGAGTATCGCCCTGAGCATGAGCGCATGTTATGGGGCTTGGGTCTTGCAGGTAATGCGTTTAAGAAAGTCTACTACGACCCAAGTTTAGAACGTCAAGTAGCTATGTTTGTTCCTGCTGAAGATATTGTTGTTCCTTACGGAGCTTCTAGTATTGAGTCGGCAGAACGGGTAACTCATGTCATGCGTAAGACTGAGAACGAAATGCGTCGGCTACAAGTCGCAGGGTTTTATTGTGATGTAGATCTGGGTACACCCGACAACGTCTTAGACGAAGTTGAAAAAAAGATTGCTGAGAAACTTGGATTTCGTGCTACTTCGGATGACCGTTATAAAGTTCTTGAGATGCACGTTAACCTTGATCTGCCGGGCTATGAGCATGAAGATAAAGATGGCAAAGCTACTGGTATTGGTTTACCATATGTAGTAACGTTAGAGAAGGGCAGTAACACCGTACTAGCTATTCGTAGAAATTGGAATCCAGAAGATGATACCCACCAGAAGCGCCAGCATTTCGTTCATTACGGCTATGTGCCGGGTTTTGGTTTCTATTGCTTTGGCCTTATTCATCTTGTCGGTGCTTTTGCTAAGTCAGGCACTAGTATTCTCAGACAACTCGTGGACGCGGGATCCCTCGCTAACTTGCCGGGCGGCTTTAAGACCCGTGGCTTGCGAGTCAAAGGTGACGACACACCGATAGCACCCGGAGAGTTCCGTGATGTAGACGTACCTAGTGGTACGATGAAAGATAACATCATGACGCTCCCTTATAAGGAGCCAAGTCAGACTCTGGCGTTGTTGTTAGATAAAATTATTCAAGAGGGCCGTTCGTTTGCGTCTGCTAGTGATATGCAGATTTCTGACATGGGCGCTAATACCCCAGTTGGTACAACGCTTGCAATTCTAGAGCGTACCCTTAAGGTAATGTCGGCAGTTCAAGCACGTATTCACTACTCGATGAAACAAGAGTTCCGTTTACTCAAGCGGATCATTGCGGACTACACACCAGAAGAATATAACTATGAGCCTGTAGAAGGCTCACCCCGTGCTAAGAAATCAGACTACGATGACGTTGAAGTTATTCCAGTCTCAGATCCTAACGCTAGTACTATGGCGCAAAAAATTGTTCAGTACCAAGCGGTTCTTCAGTTAGCCCAGCAAGCACCACAGCTATATAACTTACCACTACTCCACCGTCAGATGTTAGATGTTCTTGGAGTTAAAGAAGCTGCCAAACTTGTACCTATGGCGGACGATAAGAAACCAGAAGACCCAGTTACAGAAAACCAAAACCTTGTAATGATTAAGCCAGTTAAGGCGTTTCAATACCAAGACCACCAAGCACACATTGCTGTCCATATGTCGTTCTTACAAGATCCAAAAATCCAATCACTATTACAAAACAATCCAATGGCACAACAGATTGGGGCAGCAGCTATGGCTCACGTTAACGAGCATTTAGGGTTCCAATATCGCGTTCAGATTGAACAACAACTAGGTATGGCTTTACCAGCACAGAACGATGCGTCTGGCGAAGAAAACCATATGGACCCAGAAGTTGAAGCTCGGTTAGCACCGCTATTGGCTCAAGCAGCAGTTCAATTATTACAAACAAACCAAGCGCAAGTTCAACAGCAACAAGCTCAACAGCAAGCCCAAGATCCAATAATTCAAATGCAGCAGCAAGAATTACAAATTAAAGCCGCAGATCAGCAACGTAAGATGCAAAAAGACCAGACGGATGCCCAGCTTAAGATGCAGCAGATGCAGATCGAGCGCGAGCGTATGCAATTACAAGCGCAGACAGATGCAACTAGAACAGCGGTACAAGCAGAACAAAGCAAAGAAAAACTTGCAGTAGACATGATTAAACTTAATACAACCCAAGCACATGCTAAAGAGTCACAAACAAAAGAGCTGTTAGCTAAAGGACTAGATAACGCACATAAACATGCTAGCACCACTATGCAACGGGAACAACAAGTAGCACAACCTAAAGCAACGAAAGGTAAATAATGGACGTATCCGACGTTTTAGTACAAGAGCTAGACGAAAGAGTAACGTATTTAAAAGATTGGTTAGTAACCGGAGTAGCCAAAGACTATTCGGAATACCAAAAAGTGTGCGGCGAAGTTAAAGGTCTACTTACTGCCCGCGGAAATATCTTAGACCTTAAACAAAAAATGGAGAACTCTGATGAGTGAAATCCTTATTGGCGCAAACCCCAATAAACCAGAAATAGTAGGCACATATAGTTTTACAGCAACAAATGATGACAAAGCTAAACAACTTCCGGAACCTTCTGGTTACCGAATTCTCTGCGCAATCCCAGAGGCGGAAAAGGAGTTTGATAGTGGAATTGCTAAATCAGATGAAACAATAAGGCACGACGAAATTTTAACTACGGTTTTATTTGTAGTTAAGTTAGGCCCAGATTGTTATAAAGATCCAACACGTTTTCCAAATGGGGCATGGTGTAAACAAGGCGATTTTGTTTTAGTACGCCCTAATGCCGGCACCCGGTTAGTAATTCATGGGCGTGAATTCCGTATCATTAACGATGATTCTGTAGAGGCTGTAGTTCAAGACCCTCGTGGAATTAGCCGTAAATTTATTTAAGGAGGCCCCAAATGGCTGAAATGCAAAAAGACGAGTATAAGTTTCCCGACGAAATTGAGGATAAAGATAAGCCTGAAGGCGATTCTGATTTTGAAATTGAAATTGAGGACGATCTTCCACCAGAAGATAGGAACAAAGAACCCATGCCTAAAGAGCTAGTAAAAAAGCTCGAAGAGGATGAATTGGACCAATATGAAGGCGAAACTAAGGAAAAGCTTAAACAGCTTAAAAAGGTTTGGCACGATGAACGCAGGGACAAAGAATCTGCCCAACGGGAACAACAAGAAGCTATAAGCCTTGCTAATAAGGTTTTAGCCGAAAACAAGGCCCTAAAAGCCAAGCTAAACACTGGGGAACAATACCTTGTAGATTCTTACAAAGTAGCTGCTCAAAGTGAGTTGGACTTAGCTAAACGGGAATACCGGGAAGCGTATGATTCTGGCGATGCAGATAAGATGCTTGATGCGCAGGAGAAGCTTACCTCTGCTAAGATTAAAACAGAGCGTATTTCTAATTACCAACCCCCACAACAAGAAACTTTACAAGAACCCGAAAATGTAGTACAAAGGGAACAACCGGTAAGAACTCAACCCGACCGACGGGCTGCTGCGTGGCAAGAGCGCAATAGTTGGTTTGGTCAAGACGAAGAAATGACTAGTCTAGCGTTGGGCTTACACGAGAAATTAAAACGAAACGGTGTTAACATCGGTTCAGACGAGTATTACGACAATATTGACAAAACAATACGTCGTCGGTTTCCAGAATCCTTTGAGGAAGAAGATACCGAAAAAGCAGCTAGAGACGAAGAACCACAAAAATCTTATCGTTCAAAAGCTAGTACGGTTGTAGCGCCAGCAACGCGAAGTACTTCACCTAAGAAAATTAGGTTAACTACCTCTCAAGTCCAAATTGCCAAGAAATTAGGATTAACCCCTGAGCAATATGCCCGTGAAATTACAAAACTGGAGGCCCAAAATGGCTGAAGTAAAGAATAGACTTTCCCGCGAAGTAGAAACCCGTGTAGCTTATGAGCGCCCCACAGAGTGGAAGCAACCTGAGTTACTCCCTGAGCCTGACAAAGAGGCTGGTTTTTCGTATCGGTGGGTTCGTGTAGCAAATCTAAACGTGGCTGATCCGCGCAATCTTTCGGCAAAACTGAGAGAAGGCTGGGAACCCGTTAGAGTTGAAGAGCAACCCAAATTCCAACTCTTAGTCGATCCCAATAGTCGCTTTAAGGACAATATTGAGATTGGCGGTTTATTGCTTTGCAAGACTCCAATTGAATTTGTAGAACAACGCAATGCGCACTACGCAAAGCAAACACAAGCTCAAACGGATGCTGTAGACAATAATCTTATGCGCCAAAGTGACCCAAGGATGCCGCTCTTTAAAGAGAATAAGTCCTCGACGAGCTTTGGTAAAGGTTCTTAATTTTTATATCTAGGAGATTTAAATGGCTTATCCAACCGTTTCTGCTCCCACTGGTCTAAACCCCGTTAA